GACACAATTATTCCTGTAGATGCATTCAATAATAAGAATGCAAAACATGATGCAGAGTTAAACGAAGCAATTAAGATGGGTGACCCCAAGTTAATCAAGTTGTTTGATAAACTTAAAAAGAAAGATGAAGTACAGTTCAAGATTGATTCTTCAATGAGTAAAGGTACTGAATTCCAAACTTATATTGTTAAGTCTAAGAACACAGTTAACAAAGGTAGAGTCGAAAAGATTACTCTTGTAACTAAAGGTAACGAAAAAGCAGTTAAGAAGTTCTTGTATAAAAGAGATGACAAAGTAACATTTGCTATCGGTGACATGGCTGCATCTATTGCTGACATGAAAGAAAACAATTACACAGGAGAAATGGTAACTGACTTTGAAGTACAACTAGTTAGTGAAAGACCATCTGCTCGTGCTGATGCAATGAGAGCAATGGGTACACGAAGAGGTGTAGACCCTGCTGATAAAGATGATGATGCTGATGCAAACGATAAAGAACTTGCAAAACTTAATATGATTATGCAACTAAGAAAAGCAAAAGATGTTAAGGGTAATCACGAAATAATTTTTCAAGATAAAAAGAAGAAGAAATTCGATATGAAAATTATTGATGCTTTGTTACGAAAACATGATAGTTTTAGAAGACCAAACGAAAAACTTGCATTTGCAAATAAAATTGCAAAGTCTGCCAGAGATATGCTCAACGCTCTGAAAGAAGAAACTAAAGTTGAGTCAACGCTGTTCTCAAAAATACATGAGAAGATTCTTAAAGGGAGAAAATAAAATGGCTAATAGTAAATACCTTGAGACAAAACCTGGCAGTCTTCAAGATGCAGTTAGGTTGGCTCAAGAAGCGGCTCATGCTGCTAACCAACAGAAAATAGAAAACCAGAAAGAAGTTTGGAAAGAGGCATTCTCTCCAAAAGAAATCAAAATGGCAATTGGTATTGCATCAGATAAAAGATATGCTGATGGTAATATGACTGGCGCTGTTAAGCAAATTGAGAAAATTGCTAAAGGATTGTCTGACCATAAACAAGTGGCTGCTGTTCTTAAAAGACAGAACGAAGATGTTGAAGAAGGTTTTAAAAAGGAAAATAACTTTATCTATGCTGCTAAACAGGCAAAGAAAGATGGTGAAAAGACTTTCACTATCGGTGGTAAAACCTATGATGTTGAAGAAGCATTGAAAACTGAAAATATCAACGAAAATCAATATTACGAATATCAATTTAAAAATAAGAATGATGCAATGGCAGCAAAAAAGATGCTTGATGCAGTTCAGTTGATGAGTTTTGATATTAACGATGACAACATTTCAAATGGTGAACTTATGGTTGATGCTGGTAAGAAAAACATGAGTAAGTACCATAAAGAAATTATGCAGAAGTTCAAACCAAAAGTTATGAAGTCTGAAACTAACAAGAACGATAAGTCTGATGATGGTGACGGTATGGACGCAGTTCAACCAAAAGCAGTCAAGAAAAAGTTTAAAGACCGTAAAGACAAAGACATCGACAACGATGGAGATGTTGATTCGTCTGATAAGTTCTTACATAAAAGACGTAAGGCAATTTCAAAGTCTATGAAAGAAACTGTTCTTGGTATTTGGCAAGAAGCCGCTAAGAAAGAATCTCAAGACCTTGAAAATGACAAGGACGGTGACGGTACAGACGATGATGGAAAACCATCAAAGACTAAAGGAAAAACTGCTACTGGTAAAGTTATGACCAAGGTTGACCTTGATCCTAAAATGCCTAAAGTCAAAGAGTCAAAGAATAAGCCTGTATAATGAAAAAGTTCTATGAAGTTTACGATATTATTGAGGCAAAAGAAGATGGTGCTATCATTTACTGTGATATGGATCAAGTTCTTTGCAACTTCATAGCGAGGGCTGAAGAAGTACTTGGTGTTCCATTTCCCAAAGCTGATAAAAAGGAGAAATGGAAGACTATCTCTGGTACTAAAGACTTTTGGGCGAACTTGGATTGGATGAGTGGTGCTCAAAGGTTGTGGAGTATGATTGATAAACATGATGCTCACATTCTTTCAGCATACAGTTCTAAAGACCCAAATTCCCAGAAGGGGAAACTTGCATGGTTAAAGACTAATGCTAAGTTGACTAAAAGAAGTCGAATTCACCTCGTTCAACGGGCTGATAAGAGAAAGTTTGCTATGATTAACAATAAATCTAATATTCTTATTGATGACTACAAGAAGAACATTGATGAGTGGGAATCTGCTGGGGGTGTGGGGATACATCATACCAATGTTTCACGCACAATCTCTGAACTTAAAGAATTAGGATATTAAAACACATAAATAGAAGAGATAATTCTATTTTATAAACTAGGAGAATAAAAATGCCATTATGGAGCATGAATGATGGGTCTGCGTTGACAGGCACCCACACATTTACAAATAACAGCGCAGTCGTTCAAGGCTCCGCTAATACTGTCTATAAGGCCGAAATTAGTGTTGGTGATACTATCATATCTAATGGAGGAAAATCATATAAGGTTCTAGATATTCAACCACCAAGAGTTGTAGCAACTTCTGCTGTAACTACTAGTGCGAATTCTATTACTATGACTTCTCACGGTTACGCCGCTAACCAAGAAGTTACTTACAATAAGGGTGCTGGTACTAAGATTGCTGGACTTAATGATGGACAAATCTATTTCATCAAAGCAGTCACCAATGCAAATACTTTCACACTATCTGAAACTGCTGGTGGTGCTGTTGTTGGTTTAACAGGTACAGGTAATAACGCTCAAAACTTTGTTGGTAAAACAAACACAGGGATGACACTAACTACTGCTGCTGATGGAACTGAAAGTGGTGTTGCTGCTACTAAAACTAGACCACCTGTAGGTTTTGAAACTAACACTTATGGTGTAAGTGGTGCTGAATCTATTTCTGGTATTGATAACGTAACATCTGCTGTTTCAACATTAGAGGGAACTTGTCATGTGTCTGCACCAACTGTTACTGTTGCAGCTCCAACTGGAAGAGTTCTTGCAACTTCAACTGTTACAACTGGAACTAGTACTATTACACTTGCTAACCACAATATGCAAACTGGTACAAAAGTTACCTACACGCATGAAGGTGGAACTGCACTTGCTGGTCTAGCAAATGCTACTGCATACTTTGTTATTAGTACAGGTGTGAATACTTTCAAACTTGGTTCTAGTCTTAGTAACGCAAATGCTGGTACTGCAATCAACTTAACTGGTACAGGTAATAACGCTCAAAAATTACTTGGTGATACTGCTGCTATTACTGCTGTAGTTTCTTCTGGTAAAGTTAAGAGTTACACTGTTACAAACGTAGGTTCTGATTATCAATCTGCACCAACCTTTACGGTTGCTGCTCCTGCCGCTGAAACACTTGACCTTACAGACGGTGCTGTTGCAGTTGTTGCTGATAACGAATATGTTGTCTCTGCAAACTTCTACGCTGCTGTTGAAACTGGTGATTTAGTCACATACACTAACGGTTCTGGTGGTACAGATATTGCTGGATTAACTGATGCAACTGCCTTCTTTATTATAAAGTCTGCAACTACTAACAGAATTTCACTTGCTACTACTTTGGTTAATGCCAATGCTGGTACTAAGATTGTTATCTCTGCTGTTGCTGGTGGTGGTACTGCACACAAGTTAACTGGTGTGACATCAACTGGTATTGCTAATCTTGGTTTGGGTGGAACTGTTGCTAACATGAGTCGTGAAATCTCTCACGTTGGTTGGGTTCAGAAAACCGTAGGTACTGGTGGTCGTGCTGGTCGTGTACAATACGAAACACTTGTCGCTGCCTCTTCAATGAGTGGTGATGGTGAAGATATTGTGACACCAGAGAACGTATAAGTAATTATATAATTTATTAGATAATGGAGATTAGATTATGTCAACTTTGACTGAGACTGAGATTAAAATTAGAAAACAGACATTGGACTCTGACCTTGCGAAAATCAAGGCAGAGCTCAATGAACTGGAAATAAAGAAGCAAAACTTAACTGCACAAATATATGCACTAAGTGGAGCAATTCAACAATGCGACTTATTTATTAATGAATTAAGTGGTGGTAACGATAAGAGTGTTGCCAGTAGCATCCCATCCGAATCCAAAAAAAGAAAGAAGGATTCAAACGATAATGCAGTAGCCTCTGTATTAAGTTGATGGTTTAACAAGGAGAAAATAAAATGGCAGATAAGAAAATTACAGCACTAACCAACTTAGGTTCTGGTGTTGCTTCAGAAGACCTACTTCACGTTATTGATGACCCAAGTGGTACACCAGTTAACAAGAAGATTAGCATAGCGAACTTGTTTAACAACATCCCAACATATATTGCGTTGGATGATGCTGTACAAACTATTACTGGTTCAACTGCACCAAACTCATCAAGTTCAATTACACAAGTTAACTTGTCGGGTGCATCTAACAGTACTACTGCAACTGGTACTCTTGCTGACGGTACTAACGGTCAAATCAAGATTATTACAATGACAACTGCACCATCAACTGGTTCAAGTTTTGTAATAACAGTTACTAACTATGGTACTTCAACAACTGCTGCTAACCAGATTACTTTGAATGCTCAAGGTGAGTCTGTTATATGTTTATTTACTAACAGTAAGTGGTATGTTGTTTCTAACGTAAACGCTACGCTTGCATAGGAGATATTATGAGTGATACAATAACAAGATACGGTGCTGGTGGTGTTCCTTACATAGAAAAAGTAAAACCTGTTAAGGTCGAACCTATTGCATCTGTTGAAAAAACTAAAATAAAGAAAAAACCACAACCTCTTCAAGAAATTTATATGGATAAGGGTTTTGATGAAGATGAAGGAGATATAGCGTGAAGAACTTTAAACAACACATAAAAGAAGCGTCTAAGACTACTAACGATGGTGCTGTTATCGAAACAGAAATGGGTGCTCTTGCTGATTTGTCTCTTGACACTACAATTGAAAAATTGAATGCTTTTGTCGGTGCAGTATCTATGAAGGAATATCTTGTACCAGACCATGCAATTCAAGAAATGAAAAAGCAATTAATGAAATTTGGAATTGAATTCGGCGATGTTGAATTTACCACTGAAAGTGGCGAAATGTCACTACCAATTACACAAAGAGGTGGTATGTTCGGTAAGTCTGGTGATACTCCATATGATGAATTTGATGATGTTAAAGAATCTGGTCGTTCAATAAATTTTGTTTGGGAACGAACTTCTGGTGGAACACATAGGATTCTTGCTAATATATCATAGGGATTAATTATGTTTAAAAAGATCACTTCAGAAAATGTTCTGATGTTTGCTCTTAAGCATTATGATAATCCACAATGTGAGGGTGAAAAAGAGTTTTATGATGATTTGAAACGGTTCAAGTATATTAAACGACTTCTACGAAAGTATGAAGACCAAGGTATACTAAAGGAACGATTGATATTGAATCATATTATAGTACTATATAATGTATTTGGCGCTGATGCGGCTTCTACCTTATTGTTTTTTAAGATAGAGAAGTTACATTGGTCACAGGTGAAAAGTTTTCTTTTATTTCTACATATGATTCCCGAAGGGGAGTTACCAGAGATAGAAGAAGATGAAAACGTAACAGAAATATTAAGGAAGATTTAATGGGTAGTGCGATTGATTTATTTATAACTTATAGATTTATTAAGTTATTAGTAACGCCATTCAATAAACAGGAGGCGTATAAGCTTGGCATCATTGATGACAAGGGGTTGCGTATTACTGAGCCTGGCACCAACAAACCTACCACATTAAGAACAGTAAAAGAAAAGAACGCTTACTCTACTCTCCATAAACTAGTATTTAATATCAAAAGAATATTTGAGAAAGTGCCTGGATTGAGAACAAAGGTTGGTACATATGCTGCCGCTCTTTTCCTGTTAAAAGATACCTTAAAAGAGGAAGTTGTTGACCCACAGGTGTTTGAGAAAGAGTTTCTTAAATATCTAAATGAACAGGGTTATGAACTTGATAATACAATATCTGAGGAAGTCACTTTAGATGATGGTAAATTACCACAAGGTATTTACAAACTAAATAATGATATATTTAAAGACGATGATGACGCAGAAACACCAAACGCACTTGCTGGAGATGAGGTTCAAACATTTGAATCGACTAGTCCTTCAGACACAATCTTAGGAGTGGATATCTTTTCAGTTGTCCATATGCCAACACAAAGTAAAATATTTGTTAGTGCTGAGGACATAACAGAGATAGGAATAGAGGATTTATAAAAATGACAAAACAATTTAATGACATTATGCAAAAGTTCTATGATGATCCGACTCTAGGAATAAAGAATGAAGATATGACTACTGCTGGCGTTGCTGGTGCTGGTGATGATTCATCTACAGTCGTTGTCAAAAAGAAGAAAAAGAATATGTACGATGGACGAAGAAAAGAAGCAAAGAATTTCTTGAAAAGAATGGAAACTCTTAAAGCAAGTCGTGAGTCTAAGTTGAAAAAACAAGTCAAAGAACAGATTGAAGATTTCAACAGAGAATATCTTCTTGAAGGAAACTTTGACGTTTTGAAAAACATCGTGAAAAACAAACAACACAACAAAATTAAATTGAAGGATGGTACGTTGAAAGTAGACTTGTTTACTGCTTCTGCTATTATTCAAATACATGATAAAGTCAACACTGCTAACAAGAAAAAGATAGTAGATATGATTGACAATGGGGGCAAGGCACAGTTTATGAAACTGGTTGGTCTTGCAATGAAGTAACCGAATACTATCATGTATACGTTTTCTCAACATAACGAATCAATTCCTATGATGAAGATGATGCCCATTGCAGATTTAAATGCATCTGCCAGTGGCAAACAGATCTCTAAAAAGGACTTAGATGGTGTAGAGAAATACGCTGACAGACTGTATGCGTCTGTTGGTATAGATGTAGAATTTACCAGACACTTCCTAGATAGAGTGAATGATGCACGAAACAAGCGACAAATAACTGTTGCAGAATTAGTTCGTATGTTCAAACAATCTTTCAAAAAGTTTGGTAAGAAGATAGCACAACTTGGGCCAGATGCCGAAGCGGTGCTTAACGATATGCAAACTGACGTAAATATGCCATTTGCATTAAATCTAAAGGGTGGTGAGTTAGAACTTGTTGCGAAAACAATTATGCGTAAGAAGGACTTTAAAACAACCAACCCCAAACTTGCCTTTGAACAGGTAAAAAAACTAAGGAGAAAAAATGATTTCTTGGATTAAAAACAGATTGACAGAAAGAACTTCTTTGGATGGCGCTGCCCTCATTGCTGTGGGTGTAGTTATTCTTATGTTCGGTGGTCTTGCACAGTACGCTGCTTATGGAGCGATTGTTTATGGTGCTTGGACTATGTGGAAAAAAGAAGACTAATGTTAAAACTTTACGCTATTATAATAATAGTTGGTATACTTGGCGCCGCTGGATATGGCGCCAAGTATTACTACGATACAACTCAAGCAAAAATAGCAGTATTGCAATCTAATAACGCCAAACTAGAAGTAGCAAATGAAGAAAACCAAGCGACCATCGAACAGATGGGTAATAACGCAAAAAGATTAAATGAATTAGCAGACGCATTAAATGCTGATTTACAAGTCGCAGAAAAATATGGTGATGAATTGCGTGCTACATTAAATAAACATAATCTAACCCATCTTGCAAATAAGAAGCCTGGGCTGATTGAAAAGAGGATGCAAAATGCGACAGATAAACTTTGGGATGATCTCAAGTCTATTACTAGCAACACTCCTACTGAGTAGTTGTAGTACTTTTAAACTTGAACCAGAAATTGTTACAGTAACAAAGATTGTTGAAAGAAACATACCTACTGTATCGCATCCAAAACAAGTACAATTAAATGATGTTAAAATATATGTAGTTTCCCCTTCCGAAAACTTTGATGAGTTTATGGTAGAGTTTAAAAAGAAAAATGGTGCAGACTCATATATCGCAATATCAGTGAAAGACTATGAAAACCTATCAAAGAACTTTGCAGAACTAAGAAGGTATATTGAACAACAAAAACAAATTATACTCTATTATGAGGAGGCGGTAAAACCGTCAGAGGAGAAGATAGATGGAACAGATGATTAATGTCGTTATTGATTTAGCGATCACATGGTGGCAATTTACTGTAGTTGGTATATTAATTGTAGTAGGTTTTATTATCAATATGTGTGGTGTAGATAACAAACACAAAAGAATAGGGTTTGAATACAATGTTATGCCACAACTAAGACCAATTGCAATACCAACATCTGGCAAAGGATTTTGGGGTGCAATATGGATGTGGTTAACTGGCACTCGACATTGGGAAGTTGCAGACGATTGGTCATACACCATTATGGGAGAAAAATATATTATCCCACAGGGTTTCAGATTTGACGGAGCATCTATTCCTAAGTTCTTACACACATGGTTGTCACCAACAGGCGTCTTGCTTATGGGTGGACTTGTACACGATTACGCTTACAAGTATGCAACTCTACTTAAATCTGGTCAGAAAGAAACTATGGGTAAGATTACTCAAAAACAAGCAGACCAAATCTTCAGAGATATAAATATTGAGCAAAATGGTTTTCACTTCCTAAACTACTTAGCATATTATGCTTTGAGACTTGGTGGTTTTGTTGCATGGAATGGTCACAGAAAAAGAAACGAAGAGGTTGAAGTAAGTAAATAATGGTAAAGGATTTAACAACTGAAGTAGAACTTCTAAAAAGAGAAGTTACTGAGATGAAACAAATTCATCTAAGGTTGGATTCTGCTATAGAAAAGATCGCCGATGTGTCGCAAGCATTACATACGATAATGGCTGTCCACGAAGAAAAACTAATAAGACAGGAAGAAGCATTGGAAGATCAAGAGAGAGAGTTTAAAGACACTGTTCAAGAACTACACAGTCGTATTACGTCTAACGCTAAAGAAACCTCTCAACAGATGGGTGACATGGAACGTAGACTTCACGATGCCATGAACTCACATAACGCAAAAGAGACTGAACAGTTTTTAAAATTGCGTGAAGAACTATCGCAAAGAGTGGGTGTTCTAGAGAAATGGAGATATCTAATTATAGGTGGATCTATTGTAATAGGTTTTGCATTAACTGAGTTACTTCCAGCTTTAATGTAGAAATCCCTTGACATTACCCCAAATGTCTTATATAATGGTTATATTATGTCATGTTATATTGATCTGAAATACCTTAATCTTTTATCGTCTAGATTAGGTAAATTCAAAAAGAAAGGCGATTATCTGTACAACTTCCGTTGTCCTTACTGTGGTGATTCGCATAAACACCAGAACAAGGCAAGAGGATTTGTATATCGTAAGAAGAATGATTTATTCTTCAAGTGTCACAACTGTGCTTACGGTACAAATCTTTCTAACCTTATTAAACACGTTGACGCTAATTTACACAAGGAGTACACACTTGAAAGATACAAGGAAGGATATACAGCAAATGGTCGAGGGGGTAATGTCGCCAATCCGATATTCAATATCCCTAAGCCTGTCTTTAAGAAGAAAGGCGTTCTATCAAATCTCAAATCGTTTAGAGAACTTGGTTCAGAACACCCTGCTTACAAATTCATCGAACATAGAAAATTACCAGAATCTAGCATTGCTGATATCTATTTGTGTAATAAATTTTATGAATGGACTAATTCATTAGTTCCTAATAAGTTCTCTGGTGTTACTTTAAATAGTGACCATCCTAGAATGATAATACCATTTCGTAATTCTAAGGGTGAAGTATTCGCTTACCAAGGGAGAGCGTTTGGAAAAGAAAAACCAAAATACATTACTATCATCCTTGATGAAGATGAGCAAAAAATATTTGGTATGGACAGGGTGGATTGGTCTAATGACGTTATGGTCGTGGAAGGCCCCATTGATAGTCTATTCCTTGAGAACGGTATCGCAGTTGCTCAAAGCGACTTACGATTACCTAAGTATAAAGAGAAAGTAGTTCTTGTTCCAGATAATGAACCAAGAAATGCTCAAGTTTGTGCTCAATTAGAACGATGTATTGAAGACGGATATCGTGTTGTAATTTGGCCTGACTATATTAAACAAAAAGACATTAATGATATGTTTTTGTCTGGAATGTCGCTTGTAGAGATACGGAAAGTAATACATAGTAATACGTTTCAAGATCTAGAGGCGAAAGTAAATTATCAAAACTGGAAAAGAATATGAGGAGTATTAATCAATGCCGGAATCAGCAGTCGTGGAGTTCCCAACTATGATGGTGGGAAAGAAATATCTAGGTGTGTCTATTGACCTTAACAGAGACAAATTGTTATCAGAACAAGCAAGTAAATTACTAAAAGATTACTACTGTAATGACGAAGAAGATTCTCCACAACACGCATTTGCTAGAGCTGCAGCTGCTTATTGTTATGGTGATATGAAATTAGCACAACGTATCTATGATTATGTTTCAAAGGGTTGGTTTATGTTCGCATCGCCTGTATTGTCGAATGCACCAATGCCCGGCAAGAAACCAAAGGCACTTCCTATTTCTTGTTTTCTTACCTATGTACCAGATTCACTTGAAGGTCTAATTGACCATACTGCTGAGTTACGTTGGTTGTCAGTAAAGGGTGGTGGTGTTGGTGGACATTGGAGTGATGTTCGTGCAGTATCAAATAAAGCGCCGGGCCCAATGCCTTTCCTACATACGGTAGATGCAGACATGACAGCATACCGTCAAGGTAGAACTCGTAAAGGTTCATACGCTGCTTATATGAATGTTGACCATCCAGATATTATTGAATTTATAAACATGAGAGTACCTACTGGCGATGTAAATCGTAAGAACCTAAACCTACACCATGCAGTAAATATTACTGATTCTTTTATGAGAGCAGTAGAAAGAAATGAATGGTGGGATTTAATTGACCCACATGATGGTACAGTTCGTGAGACTATGCGAGCAAGGAAGCTGTGGGAACAAATTCTAGAGACAAGATTTAGAACAGGTGAACCATATCTAAACTTTATTGATACAGCTAATCGTGCATTACCACAGACCATGAAAGACAAGGGTTTGAAAATTAATGGTTCTAATTTGTGTAATGAAATTCATCTACCAACTTCTGATGATAGAACTGCTGTATGTTGTTTGTCTTCAGTTAATCTAGAACACTTTGATGCGTGGCGTGGTACAACAATGATTCGTGACCTTACACGTTTTCTTGATAATGTATTACAATTCTTTATTGAAAATGCTGGTGATGAAATTAGTCGTGCAAGGTTCTCTGCAACACAAGAACGTAGTCTTGGACTTGGTGCAATGGGGTGGCATTCATTCCTACACCAGAAGAATATTCCTTTTGAGGATTATCAGGCAAACGTATGGAACAAAGTTATCTTCCAATATATACAGAATGAAGCAGTTGATGAAAGTAAGAGAATGGGTCTAGAAAGGGGTGAGGCACCCGATATGGAGGGTACTGGTAGACGTAACGCACATTTGTTGGCGATTGCCCCTAATGCCAATTCTAGTATAATTGTTGGAACATCCCCATCTATTGAACCATCTAAAGCAAATGCATATACTCATAGAACACGGGCTGGTTCTCATCTCGTAAAGAATAAGTACTTAGAGAAGATACTAGAAAAACTTGGTAAGAACACAGATAAAGTATGGACAGACATTATTACTAATGGTGGTTCAGTACAACATCTTAAATTTCTTGACCAAAAAGTTAAAGATGTTTTCAAAACAGCAATAGAGATTGACCAACAAATCCTTGTAACTCAAGGTGGAGAAAGACAGAACTGGTTATGTCAAGGTCAATCATTGAATCTATTCTTCCCTGCTGGTGCAGATAAGAAGTACCTACATAAAGTACACTTTAATGCATGGAAAGAAGGATGTAAAGGATTATATTATTTAAGAACAGAATCCACACAACGTGCCGAGAACGTATCGGCTAAAGTAGAGAGGGATGCTCTTAAAGATTATGATAATGCTGGAGATGGTGAAGTTTGTGGACTGACCCCGCCAGTACAAGGTGCAGTGGGTGATATGACTCAAGATGAGTGTGTTGCCTGTCAAGGATAGAGTATTATGAAATATAATGATACACGCATTTATGTTAGTAGTTGTTATCGGAACAGGAGAGTTCCGAAAGATACAACCTAACCCTATGTATTTTACTGGTATTAATGCTTGTCAATATTATGCCGCTAGGATACCAAGACAGTACGGTAATTACAGTTATGCCGATAGAGTAGACCCTAAAGATAGGGTGACTGCTTATTGTAAAACTGTTTTAATCGATCCGAAGAATACGAAACTATATGACTATTAATGAACAAAGAAAGAGGAATGAAATGGATATTAAAGTAATAACTAAAAGTGATTGCCCATTCTGTGGAATGGCAAAAAAGTGGTTAAGTGAACATGGGTTTACTTACACTGAAGAATTAATGGATAATGAAGAAGAAAGACTAGCGTTCTATCAGTCTATCAATGGAATTACCGAAACAGTTGGTCAAGACGCTACAGTTCGTAGAGTCAATTCTGTACCACAGATTTTTGTTGATGGAACTAGAATTGGTAGTTATGATGACCTTATGAAACACGGTGCAGAGTTGCTTCGTAAAAAAGGTGGTGGTGGACTGTTAAAGTTCAGTGAAACATATAAACCATTTCACTATGCATGGGCAGTTGAAATTACAACTAGACATGAAAAAGTTCATTGGATTGAAGATGAGATTGACCTGTCAGAAGATGTTTCTGATTGGAAGGGTGGTAAGGTTACAGATGTAGAGAAAGAATATATTACTAATATCCTTAGACTATTCACACAATCAGACGTAGCAGTTGGACAGAACTATTTTGACCAATTCATTCCCAAGTTTAAGAATAATGAAGTAAGAAATATGTTAGGCTCATTTGCAAGTAGAGAAGGTATTCATCAACGTGCATATGCATTGTTGAATGAGACACTTGGACTATCAGACGCTGAGTATCATGCCTTTCTAGAATATCAAGAGATGGCAGATAAGATTGATTTTATGATGGATTCTAATGTTAACACTGCTCGTGGTCTAGGACTTGCACTTGCTAAAACTGTATTCAATGAGGGTGTTGCTCTCTTTGCATCGTTTGTCATGTTGTTGAACTTTCAAAGGTTCGGTAAGATGAAAGGTATGGGTAAGGTTGTTGAATGGTCAATTCGTGATGAGTCAATTCACGTTGAGGGTGATGCAAAACTATTCAGACAATATTGTATTGAACATCCTAAGATTGTTGATGACCAATTTAAGAATGATATATATGAGATGGCAAGACAGTCAGTTAAACTAGAAGATAAGTTTACAGACCTTGCTTACAAAATTGGTGATATGGAAGGCCTTTCTGCTGCTGAAGTAAAACAATATGTTAGATATATAACTGATAGAAGGTTGTTACAACTTGGTCTTAAAACAAACTTTAAAGTTAAAGAGAACCCACTTCCTTGGTTGGAGTGGATACTAAATGGTGCAGACCATACTAATTTCTTTGAAGGCAGAGTAACCGAATATGAGGTTGCTGGTCTTGTAGGAACTTGGGATGATGCATATGATGAGGTTGCATAAATAAGTATGAGTAAAAAAGTTATCTACTGTAATGAGTGTGATGTTGAATTCACGGTATCGTTTGGAATGAACCATGAAGCGTATAAACCTAAGTATTGTGTTTTCTGCTCCTACACCATTACAGAAGATGATGAAGACGAACTGTACGATGAAAATCTTGAAGAGGATGAATATTAGTGAGAGTGCAATCAGCGAAAGCTAAAGGTAGACGATTCCAGCAATGGGTTCGTGACCAACTAATCGAACACCTAAATGTACACCCAGAAGATGTAGAATCCCGAAGTATGGGTGCTGGTGGAGAAGACCTCATTATGGCAAGGGCTGCAAGAGAAAAGTTTCCATTGTCTATAGAGTGTAAGAACCAAGAGACACTTAATGTGTGGAAATCTTACGAACAAGCAGAGGCAAATTCTGGTGACTATGAACCTGTGGTTTTCATTAAACGCAACAATCAAAAACCATTAGTGGTAGTAGATGCAGAATATTTTATAAAGATGTATCAGAATGAGGAAAATAAAACATAATCAATATGAATTGGTGATAGATGGTTCGACAGGATTATTCTACGTTAATGATAGACTTATGTTTAAAGGTTTTTCTTATGTTGCTATAAGTATGTTTATTAGATCGTGTGACAATCCAAATGTTACAGAGAAGTTTCGTGCTCAACTTGAGATGCGAGAAAAACCAAAATTCAAAGAAGACAAAAGTAGCGACAACAAGTCGCAACCCATTCCAAAAAAGAAATAGTGTTTTGCGTGTTTAGGACAACACTATTGACATAAATATATGTGTAGTTGAAAGACTACATTCACAACAATTTCAAATCAGAGGGATAAGAAACTACCATGTGGCCTTACACAGAAGAGGAATGGCGTTTTATAACAATGCCACCCAAAGAAGAGAACAAGCAAGAGGGGTAATCCCCTCTTTTTTTATGGAGAAATATAATGTTAAATAGATTAAAAAAGTTATTTGAAAGTTCCAATTCTCATGCTAATATCGTAAGATTTATTAGAACAGAATACGCAAATGACGTTAGGCACATGACAGATAATGATGCACACAATTTTTACTTAACTATGGGAAGGAAACAGAAATGACTGTACTAACACAAGCATACCAACACACTTGCGAGATATGTGATTTAATATCAAAGTATACAAGTAAATCAATGAAACGCATGGTACGTCATTTTGAGGTCATAGGTACTGCTAAAGCTGCTCATCAACTATATCAACAAGGATACCACAAAGAAGCAAAAGCAGTAATGCTTCAACTAAAGGAGTTAAAGAAAAATGATTAAGTCATTAAAACTCTGGTGGAAACGAAGTACAATGTCATCAGTAGAGAAATATCTATCCGAATCAGTAGACATGGTTGATTTAGAACGAAGACAAAAAAGACTACAACACGAAGGATTTAAAGTTTTATATTAAACTTTTTTTAACTTTCTTACTAAGACCCTGTTTTTACAGGGTTTTTTTTTGTCTTTTTTTGTCGATTTTGCTTGACTTTGCTCTAATAACATGGTACATTGATCAAGTAAGATGAGTTAAAAGAGAGAAAAGGAAATAATCATGGAAACAATTTTTATCGGTGCGAACAATGGTGGTCTTGAGATTTACAAGGGGCCTGGCAATTTGGTTGGTGGTAACATCAAGACTGCAAAGACTTTCAAATATGTGATGGATACTCACAATATTGATATCGACAATGATACCATCTACTACACAAGCAGCATGGACTTTGCAGACGAAGAAGGGTTCGCCCACTACGATGATGCAAAGATACTTGCAGAAGAAGGTTTTAAATTAATGGAAATGACAAAGGAATATTAGAATGGATAAATTAAAAATTGCGAAATGTGTTGCTGACTTATATTGGGAGTTTGACAGAATGACATCTTCTGGTCAAGAGACACTAGAAAAACTTGCAACTCTAGTTGGTGTTGCTACTGAAAAAGAATGTGAAGAACTTGCAAAGAAAATGGAGAATGCGTAATGGGTTATTTTTATCAAGATTGGAAAGAAAAGAAGATGTTTGTTGAAAACAACGAAGGTCAGTTTGTTATGAACTTTGGTGAGGCTGAAAAGTCTATGATTGAAAATCTTGAAAATGCAGTTATCAATTTAACTGAGGGTGCTTCTGATGAAAAGAGGTCTGCAATCAACTATATTGAATACCTTGCAGATTGTCTGAAAAAAGGTAAAGTCGAAGTAAAGTGGAATATATCTTAAAAACTACTTGACATTGGGTTAATTTTAAGTTATGATCTCTATGTAGAGTTAAGAAATGAGGAATATGTTATGAATACAAAATTTATTATGAAGGGTACAAAAGTCGATACTAAGTTTGGTATCGGTAAAGTTACTGGAATTGATTTATGTGAAAATACTGGTGATAAATATGGCATACCACAAAAGTGTGTATATTTGAAAGATATCGAAAGATGTGTCTTTACACTAGATAATGGTCATTGGGTATACGGATACCAAATTAGTTTAAATTAATCCTTGACTTTGTTATCAAAACATGATACTATGATCAAGTAAATGAGAGAAGGAACTATATTATGGAAAAAGCACTAATTGATTATATCAACGCTCAAAGGTTAGAGGCTGAAGAGTTTTCTAAGAAGGATGGTTGTTGGATGGGTTCGATGGTAGAACCGTCTGATACAGCGTATTGGAACGATAGAGTTCCCTCTGGTACTCTTGCCGAGTTCAAGAGAACTGAACTTGAGGAAAGTGCTTACTACTGTATTGCAGATGCATATAGTAAATCATATGCTCGTTCTTTTGATTTCTCATCTATGACTGATGCAGAGTTGGATGCAGAGATTAATTCTGCTTCTAAGGTTTGTGAAGAGAACTTTCAAGCCGAAAAGAGGGCAGAAGAAAAGTCTATTGCAGACTTTAAAAACCTTATCCAAGACACTATCGACTTAGGTGCTGGTGATGAGTTAACTGCTCTAAGGTGGTTGACCCAAGATGAGAAGTTTTATCATGGTCAAGATGTTGAAAGTTGGGTATGGGATAAAGGACTTCTATTTACTGACTATGGGAAAGAATTAGTCAAGAAACTAGAAGATATTGTAACGTATGAAGATTGGCAGGAGGCCGCATAATGAATCCTACAGATATGGCAGTAATTAGTACAGTGGTAATTGCAATTGCATATTACATTGGAGTTTATCATGGCA